AAGTAAGTCAGAGAGCGATCCTTACTAGTGAACTTAGAAAGACCCGACTTGGAAACAACAACATCAAGAGAGCCAGGAATAACCTTGATGTTTTCAACCTTGAAGTTGAATTCAAAGGTGTCCGTAGTTTCACCAACCACAATCTCATGAGTATTAGAAGTATCGTTCTTCTTGTCACGCACAACCAGTTTGACCACACCTGCTTCACCAATAGCAGATAGATCAGGCACCTGATACACTGCTGCTGCTTTTAGAAGTCGATCTAGGTCTTGTGTTGAAAGAGAGAAACAAACGTCCTGTGAGGGCAGTGTGAGGGTCTTATCGGGCGGAGAAATGATGACGTTGGGGTCAGCAAAGAAATACTTAGATCTTGACTTGTCCTCACGTACAACCACATAGTTGTCATTAGCAAAGTCCAGATCAGGACTGCGATGCAGAGACATACCATTGAGGAACTGGTTCAAATCATAGATACCAAAATCCTTAGGGAACTCTTCATCGATAGTTGCCTCAGCAAGAATGTTCTTCATCACACTGATAGTGCGAAGAGAGTTACCCTCTTTGAATAGCAAAGACTGATTGATGTTGCTGAAATTTTTCAGCAGAGTCAAAGTAGAATCAGAAAGTTTCATATGGTTGATGGTTGTCATTACAAAGACCAGAGAAGTGATACAGAAGAATGCAATAGTGAATTGCTTTTAGGATGTCCTGTTTGGACTTTCCATCTTTCTTACCAAAGCGAGAAAGATACTTGATAGCATTGGATCGGCAAAAAGGTTCTGCATCGCCAATGCCTTCGATCAGATCAAGTGTCTGAGTTTTAGATTCAGGAGAAGCGTAGTGAGCATTATATGTCCCACCGAGATATTCTTGAATCTCTTTGAGGATTACATCCTCATGATACTTCCAACGATTGTTCCTATTGTCAGGAGCTTGGGGAAGATCGGGAATGTAGAGTTCATCAAGAGGCATTCCTGCTTCATCAGATCCAAGATTAAAACTGATATAATCATCTCCATGATAACTCATGGGAACCTCCTGAGCAGCGACTGGACCATGTTCGTCATAATTGTATTCAAAAATATTTGTTGCTGTATCTGTTGGTGGAATGTCCACATCAAAATCATTGATTTCGTACTTCATTTCATCGTAAAGAAAGGACCAAGAATTTGTCATCATTCTACCTCAAACTGTACGTCGGTGTCAACTTTATCATAGAGATCCATGAATGCTTGCTTCGTTTCATCATCGAAACGATTCAGGCAAACTTGAATTGCCTTTGCCTTGTCATCAAAGATAGAGTATGCACGGAGAATGTGAACCAAGCGACGAGTTGAGATAAGTTCATCCACACCACCATCAAAAAATGTCTTGCGGATGATGTCTGCCCAGTCCACAAGACGCTTGCAGAAGGTCTCATCATGCTTACCAACAGAAGCAGCAACACGCAGAAGGATCTTAACCTCAGTGGAAGGAGTGGGATACTCTTGCTCAAAGGTCACAGGGAATCTTTCAAGGAATGCTTCGTTAAGAACATTAGTGCCAATGAAACGACCATCATCAGAACCTTTACCTTTGGTATTAGCAGTAGCGATAACGTTGAAACCAGCAGCAGGTTCAACCCACTTACCGATCTTCTTCAAGAAAACACCCTTACCTTCTAGGATGGATTGAAGACAAAGAATCTTATTAGATGCAAGGTCCACCTCATCCAAAAGAAGGATTGCGCCACGTTGTAGGGCTTCAATGACAGGACCGTTGTGCCATACTGTTTCGCCATTAACAAGGCGGAACCCACCAATAAGATCGTCTTCATCAGTCTCTACCGTAATGTTGACTCGGATGAGTTCGCGTCCGAGTTGAGCACAAACCTGTTCAACACCAAACGTTTTACCATTGCCAGAGAGTCCTGTAATGAACGTTGGATAGAATAGACGGGACTGTACAATTTTTTTAAGATCTGAGAAATTGCCAAACTTGACGAAGGAATCATCTTTGCGAGGAATAAGGTTTTGTTCAACAGCAGGCAACGCAGCAGGTGCCTGATAAGTTTGTTCCAGTTTTTCAGTCAATGTCAGATTCCACTTGCCACGACCAACTTTGAAGGATTCAAGTCGCTTAGTGACCGTTTGATATGAAATATCATTCGATGCACAATATCCGCGAACATCAGCAGCAACGATCTCGTCACCGTAAAGATTGCGGAGATTGTCAAGGATGTGTTCGGTGGAAGGGGTCATCTGTTTGTTTCGATTACTCCGTAATTATAACAGTGGATGGACCAGTGATGGACGGTGGGTAGTTAGGTTTCCTAAGTGTCACAGTCGGTTTGTCGTCAAAGGGTCTGGTAAATTCATGATGCACTGTTTTACCAGCACTAAATTTGCCAGTCATGAAATCAAATCCAACATTAGGATCAGAGGATCCACACGTAAAAATATCACACACTGCCATCTTTTTTTCTGGCCAGGTATGAATACTAATATGACTTTCTGCCAACAGCGTTACAGCAGTCACCCCCTGTGGTGTGAACTGATGTGATACTGTATTTAACCACGTGGCACCAACTTGTTTGGCAGTTTCATACAAAACATTCTCAATATACATTCTGTCATTAAGAAAATCTTTGTCACAATCGTATAGAGTGAAGAGAATGTGTTTCATGACTGTTTCTTGCTTTGACTATCTAGCCATTCCTTGAACTTTTTCTTCCCCGCTACCACCGCTGACCAGGGTGCGTAGAGGGGTCCATCATAGTCTTTCTTCATGCAATTAACCCCACGAACTCCGATAGAATTTTACGATTAAATTTGGAATTTGTCAAGGATTTCTTGAAAGCAGCACGAATGGTAGATTTCTTGGCACCCTCCTCAACATCAAACTCAACCTCATTGTTCAAACTATGTTGATTCAACACAAAGAACTTAGAGTAAGAAGGGATGTCAATTCCAACAGACTTGTTCTTTTTGAAATAAGTTGTTGCACGGTCACGCTCTCTATATTCAGGCACTGCCCAACGAAGGAACCTACTAAAATCACCATGCCCGACCAGACGAATACCAATGATACTCACCTCAGGATAACGATCACTCAGATTTTTGAGTAGGGCTTCAACACACTTATACTCTTCTAGTTTATAAGTGGTGCGAAGTTTAGGATCACGGAGATATGTGTTCTTGTAAGAACTGCGAATGTAAGTTGCCATTACCTCTGTGTTCTCAGTGTAAGCACAGGTACGTTCATATCCGATAGCAGGAGTCTGTGCTTCACCATCAGTCAAGATGATAGTGTGAACCTTTTGCAAATCTTTTTCCTTCTTGAAGGTAGGAATAATTTTGTGCAAGCACATAACAGCTTCCGCAAGAGGAGTACCACTTAATTGCAGTCCAGGAGGTGTTGCAACCTGATGATATCCAACACCGAGATTCCAGAAAGTGATGCACTGCTTCTCAAAGTCCTGAGCATTGGCATCGCTGTTCAAGAATTCTAGGAGACGAAACTCTTTCTCCAACCAGAGATCACCGTGAAGAGGATTTTGAATTGCACTGGCAATATGTTTTGTATCATCATCAAAGTGCCAAGCGTTAGTAAAACCATAGACGCGGAAAGGAATGTTTACCTTACGACAGAACCATGCAAGATTGAACAGTTGCTTGACAGTATTGCCGAGCACATGTGACATTGAACCAGACCAGTCAAGAATAAAGATCAATCCATGGTTCTTACCATCAGGAATGGTAGTCACTTTTTTGAAAAGATCTTCATTGTATTTGTAAGTATGGAGTTTGGTACAATCCAGAACACCAGTGCGAGAAACGCTGGCACGTGAATATGCATCAGCAGATTTCTTACACTCAAACTCCTTGACCATGTAGTTCACTTCTTTCTGAACTGATTTTTTGTAAGGGAGATATTCTTTTTCTGTTACTTCAACCTTGTCAAACAATGAATATCGACGGTGCTCTCCATAGTAAAGATCCCAGAAACTATTTGCTTTCTCAGAAACTTGTTTGTAGGAGATGATAATCTCATCCAAAGGGATATCAGGAATCTGACAATACTGACTGTTATGTCCAGCACGATTGATCAGTTCACGCATCCGCGTGTCCATAGAGTCAGCAGTGTTTACAGAAGGTTCAGGAGCTGAATCAGCACCCACCCCGCTATCAGAATCGTCAGAAACATCCCCAGTTTTATCGCCACCACTGCTACCAGGAGAATTGCTGGTAGCAGAGTCACTGTCGCTACTGTCAGTAGGACTATCAGACCCGCTTTCGTTAGGTTGCTGGTCTGCTTGTCCGCTAGCACCTTCCTGACCCTGCGGAACATTTTCTTCCTCTGAGTTTGTAAACGTTTCTTTGTCATACTTGTAGAGAAGTTCAGAAGCGTAGAGGACATCATCCCAAGTTTCAGCGTCTTGTACAGTTTGAACGATAGGTTGTTCCTTGGCAGAGAACTTGATGCCAAGGAATGCACCAACTTTGAAGTGCAAGTTTACACGGTCAGTGAGAGACATCTTAGAGAAATCTTCTCCCTCAACAGAAAAGAAATCCATGTCATGGAAGTCAGAGTAACCCTTGTAGAAAGTCTTTGACAGACCGGGGAACCGACGCTTGATCATCTTCTCAATACGAACATCCTCAGCCACGTTGACAAACTGGTGAGGGATGTGAGACGGAGGATCAACATTGGGAGTGTAGAGGGCATGACCAACCTCATGAGCAACCAGTAGATCGAAGATGGCATTGGTTGCACGTTCCCAAATAGGAAGCGTCAGCACACGGGTATCGACGTTGAACTGTGCAGTCTCAACCGGTTGGTGCTCAACGATTAGGTTTTCCTGTGCCAGAAGTTTAGCGACGATTCCCTTGACTTCTAGATTAACCATGCCGTTCTCTCAGGTATGTACCCATAATACGACAAATCCGACCCATGGGGACGGTCAGTAGACAGTTCTTTTACTGGACCTTACTTGAAAATCCTTTCACTTTTTCAAATCTTAGCACGTTTTCAAACTTATCAAACAAACTTTCTTTATGCGAAATAATGAATACGTTAGCATTGCTAATAACATAGCGTATAATCTTCAAGAATTCTTCTGTGCCAAGGCCATCAAGAGAACTGTCAAACACTTCGTCCATGATCAACAGATTCGTACTCACGGAGTTCTTAAATGCAGCAACCTCTCGCCAGGTAAACAGAAGTGCTAGATCAATTCTCATCTTCTCTCCCTCGCTGAAAGAAGCGTATGAGAAGTTGTCATGAATGGGAGATTGAACACTCTCATTAAACTCTTCATCAAGTTGAAAATTGATAAAGAAGTCCATCAATTGAAGATAGCGATTGACTTGCTTATTAATTAGGGGGAGATACTGTTTGATAATTTTAGTTTTAACTCCCCCATCCTTCAATAAGGAATAAGCAAAATCGTGATTC